CTTCCGCGGCAAACCGGAGCGCGAAATGCCGTTGAACAAAGGCACGTCGCAAGCGGCGATCAGCAGCAACATCAAAACCGAACTCGGCGTCGGCAAGCCGCATAAGCAAGCCGTCGCCATCGCGCTGAATACGGCGCGAAAGTCGGGTAAGCGCATTCCGAAACACGTTCGCCGCGCCGCGCACGTCGCGCGCCGCAAGGGGTTGATTTCCGAGAAAGCGGCGAAGGCGCATTTGGGCGAATGAGGCTCGTCACCATCACACTATGGCTGCTGTTCTTGCCCGCGCTCGGCTTCGCGCTTGGGCCGTTCGTCGTGTGGAACTGACGCCATGCTGATGCTGTGCATCGGTCTGATCGCGATCATTCTCGGCGTCTGCTGGTTGGTGATCCCGTGGTGCGAGGGCTGAGCGATGGCTAGAACCGGAGATAAAGGAAAGAGACAAAATATGCCAAACCGCAGAGCATTCTTGGCTGCCACGGCCGCGGCGCCTATCGCTGCTGTGGCTGGCACGCTTCCGGTCGCTGCAGCTACAACCATTGAACCGCCTGTGGCGAGGCTGCTCCCTTCGCCCTACAAGGAACATCCCTGGCGCTGGTTCGTGAGCCAGGACAAGGAAATCTATCACGAGGATTTCGATACGCTTGCCGAGGCGCTCGAATGTGCGCGGACGTGTGATTACTCTTTCGTCGCCGAGGCGCAACAGCAAAATTACGCTCTTGACGTTGATGGCGATGAAATTCTTGAACTGCTCTACGGGCACAACGAAGAACACGTGGGTGAGGGAGAGTTTTTGACGCCAAATCGCGATCAAACAAGCGACCTCGGCAAGATGGTCACTGCAGCAATCGAAGCGTGGGCGGTCAAACATCAGATCGATGTGACGGCTTGGTCTTTTGCGGAAACGAGGAACCATACCGAAGTGCCATAGCATCGCTCTAATCAGTAGAGAGCGATACCGTACACGCAAGCGGGCGTCGCTTGTCGGCGTTCCTGAGATCGTTTGAGGCAATAACGATGGCTGAAACGCAAGCAGCGCCCGCGTCAGACGGCAGCCCGTCGAACATGACGCGCGCCAGCATCACGGGCAAGGTGCCGGACTTCGCCAAGCCGCGCGGGCACCGAGGGCGTAAGGGCAAGGGCGGCAAGATGGCCGGGCATCGGCGGCACCATGCCAAGCAGCTCATGAAGGCTGGTGCGATCTCTCCGAAGGCCGCGGCGGCGAATGGGCTGGCGACGGGTGGGGCGAAGTGATGGCTGGCCTCGGATCAAAGACGGTCATGGTCGTGGATTACGGCCAGTTCTGCGAACTCGCCGTCACGCTGTCGAAAAGCTTCGGCCGCACCCTCTACTACGCGCCGTGGATCGCGGGCGGCAATCCGACTTCGAAGATGCTGCGCATCGGCGAAGGCTTCGAAGGCGTCGAGCGCGTTGACGAAATCTGGCCGCATATCGACGACGTTGATCTGTTCGTCTTTCCCGACGTGTACGAAGCCGGCCTGCAGGAATATTTGGTTGGACTCGGCAAGCGCGTGTGGGGTTGTCGCGGCGGCGCGGAACTGGAATTGGATCGGCCGGCGTCGAAAGAGCTGAGCAAGTCGCTCGGTATCGACATCGCGCCCTATACGGTCATTGAGGGCTTCGATGCGCTGCGCAAGCACCTGAAAACCCACAAGGACGTGTGGGTCAAGATCAGCCATTTCCGCGGCGATATGGAAACGTGGTCATCTCCTGATTACGCCGCGAGCGAACAGCGGCTTGACGAACTGGAGCACGGGCTCGGCGCGCACAAAAAAATCATGGAATTCGTCGTCGAAGCCGCGATCAACGATGCGGTCGAGATCGGTTACGATGGCTACACGGTGGACGGCAAGTTCCCGCAGATGGCGCTCGCTGGTGTGGAAGCCAAATGTAAGGCGTATGTCGGCCGCACGATGCGCTATCGGGACCTGCCCAAACAGGTGCGTGCGGTCAACGACAAGCTTGCGCCGGCGCTCAAGAAATACGGCTATCGTGGCTTTCTCTCGACTGAAATCCGCTGCACGGATGACGGCGCGTATCTGATTGATCCGTGTTCCCGAATGGGATCGCCGCCCGGCGAACTCTATCAGGTCATGATCAAAAACTTGGCGCAAATTCTATGGGAAGGCGCCGACGGTATCGTGTTGGAGCCGGAATATGCGGCCAAATGCGGCGCGATGGTGCTGCTGCAGTCCGAGTGGGCCGAGGAAAACTGGCAGCACGTCTCGCTCCCCGAATCTATTCGCGATTACGTCAAGCTGCACAACGCGACGGTGATTGAAGGCGAATATTACGTCGTGCCACACGCCGATCGTCGCCAGCAGATCGGCGCCGTCATCGGTATGGGCGACACGGTGCAAGCCGCGATCGAGCAGTGCAAAGAGCGCGCCGAGCAGGTCGAAGGCTATACGATCGAAAAGCCGATTGCGTCGCTCGACGAAGCGCGCGAGCAGCTCGACGAAATTCTTGGGCCTGAAAAGAAAGCATCGAAGCTTGAACGCCAAGCCGAGGAACTAAGACGGAATGGGAAGATTTCCGATAGGCAATACGAGAAGATGATCCAGTCTTCCGCAGAAGCTTAAACAGCACGAAAGGAACTAAGCCATGTACACCAAAGATGACGTAGCGCGTCTTGTCAGCGAGCTGGGCGAACAGAAGCTTGATCCGGCGCTTGAAGTCGGGGAGCCGACGCATTTCGGATTGGCGCTCGACGTGTTCGATCCCGTGTCGCACGAGATCATCACGCTCGCACGGCCGCATCGGCGCGATACCGGACAATCGGAAATCCTGCTGTCGGCGAAACAGGCGGTTCAAGCGGTGCTGTCCGCCCGTGCTCACCGGCTGCAAAGCGCCCGCAATGCCGGTCATCACTCGATCGAGGCGGCGAACGAAGCCGCCAAGCGCGACGCTGACGCGAAAGCTCTTGCATCCAAGCAAGAGACGGAGCGCGATGCGCTGACCGAGAAACAGTCCGAAGACGCGGCGAAGCTTGCTGCGGAGAGTGCACCGAAGCCGCAAGGCGAACCGGCGGATGATGTTGCGGGCCGTGGTCCGGTCTCGATGCGCCGCTACGGCGATCCCAGCGCGCCTCTGCGTCCGTCGCGCTGAGCCCCTGAAAACGGGAGGACGTACCATGCCGATCGGTATCTTGTTTTGGGCGCTGATGATCCTGTGGCTGCTCACGTATTGGGGCGTGGGCTGGTACGGTTGGGGTGGGGCGCGCGGACCGTACCTCACAAGCATCTTCCTGTGGTTTCTTCTGTTCCTGCTTGGGTGGCATGACTTCGGTTTTATCCTACAGGGCGGCGGCGGCCATGCTTACGGTCGCGCAGTCTATGGCTCCGCCTACAGCAGCAACCAGCATCCCGAACCGCCGCGTCAGGATCGTGACTTCGGGGCGCGATAACGATCGTAACCGCATCGAGCGCAAGTTCCTGCGCACGCAGAACAAGGCGCTGGGTTGGGCGCTGATCGCCATGGTTATCTTGGCGGTCGGCGCGCTGTGTGCTCAGATGATTTTCGGCCATCACTGAGCTACACGAACTTTGGAGGCTTAAATGCCAAAAGACGACGCTGAACGCGCTCGCCCGCCCGCGCATCAGGCGCGCACGAAGCATCCGCCGACGCATCCCGCCCGTGCGGCGCAGCCACATCGCCACCCGGAGCGGATAAAGGGTCCGCACGAGCCGCCCGTCACGATGGGGACTGACCGCAAGGATCGGCACGAGAGCCCGGCGCGGAAGCCGGTACGTCCGAAAGCGACGCCGCAGCCGGACGACGGCGCTCAGCAAGGGCACGACTTGCGCTTGCTCATGAAGCGCGGCTTGATTTCGGAGAAGGCGTTGGGGCGGAGTCTCCCGGGGTATCAGATGGGTGGTCGGCCGATTCCAGGCGAACCTGCGCTTGTTGGGGAAGAGGCCCCGCCGAACGCGAGCGATTTAGAAGCCTTTGGCTCCGGTCCCTTGACCGCCATGGAACAAATACAGGCGTTGGCAGAGCGCAGTGGCGCCAAAGATTTAGCGGCACATGATCTCGCAGCAAAGACGGGTACCCCCTTGCTGTCGCGCCATTTTTGGCATGATATGCCGAGAGTTATGGAGTTGGGAAAACAAAACGATGTTGAGCGCGCGCGTGGCGTGCCTGATACAAGTATGCGGCCGGGAAAGGGTAGCTCAATAGAGCTTGAGCAAATTCTGCGTAGCATTCCAGATGACGTGCTCGCTGCTGAGCAGGCGCGTCGCGTCGCGCAGGCCCGCGGCTAACCGTGGCAAACGCCTTCGACCTCAATCGCGCCGACGCCGCGCGCCTTCGGCCGCTGATCGCGCCTCCGCGCGAAAACGAACGCGGCCAGCGCGAAGAGGTCGTAGGCGACGACGACAAGGAGCAATTCCTTTCCGTCCGCACGCTGCGGCAGCAGTATCTTGATTATCTGATTTCCAAACAAGATGAGATCGAAGAACAGAAAGAAGCGCGTCACTACTATCACAGCGCTCAGTATTCGAACGATCAAATAAGGATACTGCGCCTTCGCCATCAGCCGGTGCTGACGTGGAATCGGATGGCGCGCAAGATCAACTCGATCGTCGGGCTCGTCGAGCGCATGCGCTCCGATCCGAAGGCGCTGCCGCGCTCGCCGAAGAGCGAACAAGGTGCGGAGATCGGCACGCAGACGGTCCGCTACGTCCTTGACGCGAACCAATGGAAGAGCATCGATCCGTGGTGCATTCTGCAGGCGAGTATTGATGGTATCGCGGGCGTGCAGTTGGTGCTCACCAAAGGCGATAAGGGCGATCCCGACATCGCGATGCCGTGGGTGATCGGCGACGAATATTTCTACGATGCGAAGTCGTATCGTTTGGACTTCGAGGACAACCGATACGAAGGCATCGCGAAGTGGCTCGATCTCGACGCTGCGATCGAACTGTTCCCCGACAAGGAAGAGGATTTACGGGGACTGATCGAGGGCGACAGCGACATGACGACGTACGCCGATCGTGAATTCAAGTGGGTCATTACGTCAACGCAGCGCATCAGGCTGATCGAGCATTGGTACAAGCATCGCGGCCAATGGTGCTGGGCCTTCTACGTCAAGAACTGTTTGCTCGATCAGGGTGTGTCGCCGTTCTACGACGAAAAGGGCAAGACGATCTCTTCGTTCTGCATGTTCTCCGCGGCGGTCGATCACGACGGCGACCGCTACGGATTCCCGCGCAATCTGAAAGGTCCACAGGACTCGCTCAATCAGGGCAAGTCGAAGATGCTGCACATCGCCAACTCACGGCGGGTGACGCTGGAAAAGGGTGCGGTTGACAATATCGAAAACGCACGGCGTGAATGGGCGCGGCCGGACGGCGTTGTCGAGGTCAATCCAAACAAACAATTCACGCCGGATCAAACCAAGCCGGACCTCGCCGCGTTCGCCCAATTCACCGAGGATGCAAAGGCGGAACTGGATGGCTTCGCCAACAGCAACATTGCCGCCATGGCGGGCACTGGTGGAGTGGGCAATCTCTCAGGCCGAGCGATCGAATTGCTACGCCAGCCAGGAATGGCCGAACTTGGTCCGTTTATTCTCGCCTATCGGGCGTGGAAGCTCAAGATTTACCGCGCGATCTGGAACGCCTGCCGCAAGCATTGGACACAAGAGCGCTGGATTAGAGTCAACAACGACGAAGGATCGGCGCAGTTCATTCAATTGAACGGCCTTGGCATGAATCAGCAAGGCCAGCCGGCGATCGTCAACGCAGTCGGCGCTCTTGATGTCGATATCATCTTAGAGGAAGGCCCCGACGTGGCCTCGATGATGCAGGATACTTACGACGCGCTTAAAGGCTATCCGCCGGGCACGTTCCCGCCGCAAGTGCTGATCGAACTGTCGCCGCTCCCGCGCTCGGATAAAAACCGCATTCTGCAGATGATGGCGCCGAAACCGCCGCCGCAGATGCCGCCGAATCCGATGGCGGAAATTGCCGCCAAGCTGCAGCTTGAAGCTCTCGCTGCGCAGAACGCCAAGGTCGCAGCCGATACGAGGAAGGCTCATGCCGGCGCCGAGCAGGCTTACGCGACGGCGGCGGAAAAACATGCCAAGGTTGGTACTGAGGCTGCACGAGCCGGTCACATTGCGCACGAGGCGCACCTTGATGCGTCTGAGTTTGCACGCGATTCGTTGTTGGAAGCGCACAAGGTGAATATGGAATTGAACGCCGCACAGCAGCAGCAGAATGCACCCCCGGCAGGAACGAAGGCGGCGGGGCAATCTACTCCCGCCGCCGCCGCCCAGCCGGCGCAGCCGCAACAGCGACCAATGTCGATGCAGATCCCGCACGATCATCCGGTCATGCGGTTTAAGCGTACTTCGCCGAAAGACGGCCGCGATTATGTGCCCGATCCGCAGCGGCCGGGTCGTTATGCGATGGTAGGGTGAGGCCGGATGTCAGCGCTCGGCATCTTTGCAGGCAGGCTTGGCGCTTATAATCTTGCGAAGGCTGGCTATCCACAACCGCAACAGGCTTTGGAATTAGCTGAAAAACTTGACTCGCGAGGTGTCTCTCCGCAAGAGATTTACAAACGAACATCAGAATATCTTAAAGATACGCCGTTCGCCGGAGTGACAAAACTAAAGGATGGTCAATTCCGCTTTGAGATACCTGACAATGAAATGAAAATCATTAGAACGAAGCGACCCTTCGGCGATGTGTTGCAGCTTGATCAAGCAATAGAACATCCACTATTTTTCAAAGCCTACCCGCAAATGTCGCGTCGGGAAATTCAGTTTACGCGCGATTGGGAACGTCCCGGCACGTTGGGAACGTATAGCCCGAGCGGAAGTATCGAGGTTAATATCGAGCCGCTTGATCCGGCTGTTCTCGCGCACGAACTAAACCACGCCGCGCAACATTTCGAGGGCGATTTATACCCGGAGACCGTACAGGCGCGGGATTATTCGACCTACGCTGACTACGAGAAAGCTTTTTTTCATCAGCCGTGGGAGGCAGAGGCTGAGGAAACTCGTTATCGTTTTCCGCTTACTCCCCCTGAGCGCCGTGCGAATCCACCTTTTTATTCGATGCCGAGTGAAGTTGAGCGACCTTTTCCTTATCCGCGAGGCGCGCAAAGTGCCGACCAGATACTCGAGCCACAGAGAGCACCCGTTGAATGGCAATCGTGGATGGGAGAACTGCCAGAGGGTTATGGACCGCCAAAACCGGGACCGGGGATTTTCGAACGAGGCATCGAACGTGTGCGAAGGGTGCTTCGCGATGAACTCGATCGAGAAAACCATGGAATGCCGCGCTACGCCGAAGGCGGCACCCCACCCATAGGCGAGCCCGCCATCGTCGGCGAACAAGGCAACGTCCAACTGACGCCGGTCGATCACGACCCGTTCGACGATACGCTGGCGCAGCGCGCGCGCTTACCGGGTCAGTTTGACCCACAGCAAGCTGCGGATTTCATCATCAACGCAGCGGGACCGCTCGGCGACGCGGGAATGATCGTCGGCGATTGGATGCGTACCGGCGGGCGATCATTTGACACGCGCGATATCTCTCCAGCGATTGCGGGAGTTATGCTGGGAACAGCAGCAGGACCAGGGGCAAGAGCGGGGGAGATAGCACCGGAGGTCTTGGAGGGACTCACCGCGTTATTCGAGGGGACGGCGCAAGGTTCGGTAGCGAAATTAGGTGCGAAGATTACACCGGAAATCGCTACGACAGATAAAGCTATTCGCGCGTATCATGGTTCTCCGCATAGTTTCGAACAATTCGACGCTTCCAAAATTGGAACGGGTGAAGGCGCTCAAGCGTTCGGGCACGGACTGTACTTTGCTGAAAACCCGAGAGTTGCGGCGAGTTACAGAACGGCCGGCCAGCGAATGGGCTCTACATTAGACTCAGCAAAGGTGAATTCACCGGCCTTCAGTAAGTTAGGCGCTTATGATCAGAGGTATATCGATCAGGTTTTGGCTAATATAAAGTTTCATTTCAGTGGGCCTTCAAT